AGTAGGTGTGTCATCAATTTCGACACTATCAATGTTATTAAATTTAAATTCTAGTTCGTTAAGGAAAGAATCACCTTCAGGCTCATTAGGTCCTTTTGGTGAACCATTTTCATAATTAATCCTGCCGCCATTTGCATAGTTCATGATTTCCGGATCAGGGATCACGCCTCCTGATGCTGCTTGATAAGGATCTATTTCAGGAAGTTCATCTCCGCCCGTAAACCCTCCTATTCCAGATAAAGATTTTTTATTATAAAATTCACTTTTTTTCATCTCAATACCTTCTTGTGCAGTTTCTACATCTGTTTGATATGCTGTAAATAAATCAACTGGATTTGTTATTCCTAATTCAACAGCTTCTGCAACTTCAGCAATACCTAATATAACCCCTGCTAAAGGTAATTTTTTACCAAAACTTTTTAATATTTTTTTAAGTGTTCCTGGTTTTGTATTTTTAATTATTTTATCTCTATTTGCTTTTAATAAATCTACATCTTCAGGAGTTAAATCTTTTATTTTTTTACCTTTTAAAATATCGTTCGGGTCAATTGTTTTTGAAAGATCAAAACCAACAACACGGGTTTTTCCATCAACGTTTTTAACAGTAAACTGTTTATGTCCATCAGAAGCTTTAGCTAAAGTAATTCCGTCTTTATTTAAATTGTCAACTTTTGTTTCCCAACCTGATGTTTTGTTTTTAAATAAATTATTTCTTTTTTTATAAATTTCTCTAAATTTTAAATCAAATTGATTCAAATCTACCATATTCAAACTTGCGGGCGCATATCCTAAATTTCTAGTTGTTACATATTGACTATGTAAATCATCCATATGAGAAAGTTGTAAACCTGAACCTGCATATCCTGTTAATTTTTTTTCAATTGTAGGATTACTATATTTTAACTGCATTGTTTTACGAATATTATTAAAATATCTTTGCATGACGGATTTATTATCAAATTTTCTAAATTGAATTTTTTGTTCTAATGTTCCGTAGCCCGATTTAACTTGACGTTTAAGAATTTTGTTTTCAAATTTTTTATTTTTAAATTGTGATGTGTCGTAAATATAATCATTTGGCATAAAAGGATTTGGTTTCATATTAATTTTAAAAGTAGCACCAAACTCACTCATTTTAGTACCTGTTCCTATTCCTTTCTTTTTAAGAAATTCTGCAAATTGTGCACCTGTTAAATATCCTTTTGGGTATTTTTTATTTTCTAAGTCTAAATTTACTCTTCTATCTCCTCCAGGTAATTGTCTGTTTTTAAATATTTTATCTAATTCAATTTTAGTTCCAAAATGTTTTACTCTGTTGTTAGAATTTCCTAGTGTTAAATTGTATAATTTACCCTCATTAAATAATTTTAAATTATTTCCCGTAATGTCTTTAGTTAATTTTTGAACAAGTGAAACACTTCCTTGAGAAAAATTTTGTCTCATCATCCCGCCATTTGCTGCAGGGTTCCTGTCGTCAAAATCTTTGTACGGGTTTTCTGGTTGAGGTGCTTCTGATGCGGGGAACATGGTTCCTGGACCGTGCTGCTCGTTTATTTGTCTAATGATTTCGTCAGTCTCTGCACTAGCAAAATACTTCTCACCTAGTTTAGGTGTTTCCACATCGTCTAATGCTCCTGTTCCTAAGTTTAGTAAATATTTCATTATATCATTCCGCCTTGTGCTAAATTGATTATGCCACCTTCAGCATTATCAGTTTTCTTTTTACTAAGAAACTTTAATTTTGCTATTTCAGTAACTCTATCTGTTGGTTCCATTTTTGATATGTTTAATGCTTCCTCTCTTGATAGGAAAGGATTGTCTTCCATAAATTTAGCAAGTATGTCTATATTTCCTGGACCAGATTTTTGTGTAAAGAAATCTAACGTGTCATCACCGTAGACAACGATTTGTTGATCATCCGGTAAATCACCACCTAGTTCTTTAAATACATTTTCATTTTTAGCAAGATCTGGGTTAGCTTTTAATTCGTCTATAAAACCAGGAAAAGTTTTTTTAACATAAGGATCTGCATTAGGATCTTTAAGAGTGTTTTCTAATCTTTGGATTAAGTATTCTGCTTTAGTAAATTTACCTTCTCCTGCTTTTAAAGGTTTATTTTTATCTAATTTTTTTTGTAATGATTCAGTTACCGAACGTAGGACTGCAGCCTTGTTAAGTTTGCCGTCTGCCTCAAATAAATTATCAAATTCTTTCTTGCCACCTTCTAAAAATTTTATTTCTTCACCTCCCATTATATTATCTGTGTTTTTAATTTTGTTACCTTTTAAATCAAAAACAGGAGCTTTGTTACTATCAACAAGATTAGGTTTGTTTTTAATTGCATTTTTTGTTCTTTGAAAAACTCCTAAATTGTAAGTTAAGTTTTGTTTTTGTAAAGGACTTAAATTAAATTTACCTTCTCTTAAAAATTTAAAAGTTTTTGCCCAAGCTTTTTCTTGATCGGCAAAAGATTGTTCAAGTGTGTTTGCAGTATTTTTATTGACTGCTGCATCAAGGTCATCAAAAGTTTTTACATTAGCAAAAGGATCGCCTTTACCTACTTGAGACATAGGGTCCGTGATCCGTGATCCAAGAAGCGGGTAGTCTCCAACAAGGTCTCTTGTTATAGGTTTTATAATATTTGATGCAACGTCATCCACTCCACCTTTAGGAGTATCTGTTTTACCTACAAACTCAATTGCTTCCTCTTTGGTTTTACCCATACTCAATAACATTCTTATGATTTCGTCCATTTAATAATATACCTTTTCTTTATGCTCTGTGGGTTCTTCGTCTACATAATCTTCAGGGTGTTGGACAAAGCCGCCTTGTCTGAATCGCATAACAGCTTGGGTTGTACTATCAACTAAGTCATCATGATCGCCATGTGGGAATGCTGCGCATTCTTCTATAACTTCATCTGCAAAATTTTGTTCAGGAGCCCAGATCATTCCAGACTCAAATAATGGTGCACATGTATTTACTCTTGCATGCTTATCATTTCCTCGGCTCGGTGTAAAGTTAACAACTGGAATATTCATCTGTCTTAATTCATAGGTCAAAGGCATCCCAGAGGCTTTTCCTTCTATAATTACCGTTTCAGGATTCCAATACTTATATTGCTCAAGAGCTTTACGTCTTAGTTCTGGAAACTCTAAACGTTCTTTAACAGAGTCTAATAGCATTAAATTTGGCCCAGAATCGTTATCTGGATAGAATACACCCCATGTAGTTATAGCACTAAAGTCAGCAGTCTCCTTTTTAAGAAATGCTGTATCATAAGATTGTATTACATGGTGTAAATCGGGTATCCAATCATGTTTCCATCTACGCCACCATTCACGTTTAATAATTGCACCTTCTTCAGATGTAGGTTGTTGCATCCATTGTGCGTTCCATTTACCAACCGGTAGTGTAGCTTTAACAATTTCTAATTCTGACATCTTCCAATACTCAGGCCACACGGGTCTTTCTTTTTTTGTTCCGGTATCCAAGAGCGCTGGAAATTCGACCACGTCCCACTTGTCTGACTTTGCTTCTTTTTGGTGAGCAAGTAATTTACCTGTTAAGTCTTTAGTAGACCAACGTGTCATTACCACAATTATTTTTCCACCAGGTTGTAAACGTTGACGTGGACCGGATGTGTACCACTCGTAAGCAGACTCCATCGCGGTCGCAGACATCGCATCCTGTTCCGAATGCGGATCATCAATTATTAATAAGTCAGCACCCCGTCCAGTAATTGCTCCACCGACACCTGCAGCGAAATATTCGCCGCCTTGTGCTGTTTCCCACCTCCCAGCGGCTTGACTGTCTTCTCTTAATCTTGTTTCAAATATCTTATGGTATTCATCACTATCAATTAGAGTCTTAGCCTTACGACCAAAACGAACAGCAAGCTCACCTGTGTGAGTAGCTTGGATTATCTTTAACTTTGGATTACGGCCCACCATCCAGGCGGGTAATAGAAATGATGCAAACTCAGACTTAGTATGCCTAGGTGGCATATTTATAATTAGTCTATTTATTTTACCACTTGCAAGGTCATTAAATTTTTTAGCTATGTGTCTGTGGTGAGCCCCTTCAACAAACTCGGGCCATACGCATTTAACAAAAGACATGAAGTCTTCTCTAGCTTTGTTTCTAATTTTTTTCTCTGCGTGCATTACCTGCAACGTTTTAAATTCTTTTCTTACATCAGCAGGTAATTTACTAATGTCTACTTGGTTTATTATATCCATAAAAATTTTTTATAATTTTTTTTGCATCAGTTAGATGTTCATAACGAATTTAACAGCCTTATCTGTCTAAAACAAGCAATATATACTAAGTATTGGGACCCCTTTTATATATAAGGTGTATAGGGGGTCGATGGTCTATGCTACGTTGAGATTGGGTCTGGTACCTCTATTGAATTGCGAGCGCGGCCGCACAACCTGTGAGTGTGGTGAGTGTGGTCCTACAGGACCACACAGTTGGTACTCGGTTAGTCTAGTAGTACCATGAACGCTGCTGCATTCAGTCTACTGAACTTAGACAATTTCTTTTGCATTGCAGTGTAATCCTCATCGAACTCTGCTTGCTTGATCTCGATGTATAACTTGTGTTCCTCTTGTGTTAACATCGTTGACTGATTTGAGTAAGGGTTAGTTGCCTTGATCATTGTTGGCGACTTACTTAGTTTAATGTTGCCCTTATCATCTGCCATCTGTTCTAGTTCATCGATTGGTAGGTTCCACCAGTATGTTGCATTGGGTTGTGTTGTCATGTGTATTTCTCCTGTATTGATTAATATATCTATATCCTACACTATCCCTCAGCCATTGTCAACCCTTGATATCTCTACCCTTGTATAAGTGTGTCCACCATATGTAGTATCTTGCACCTTATCTACATTGACTGGTGTTTCAAGAGCCTCGGTCCTTGGCGCGATGGCTACTATCTCATTGATATGTTTATTAGCAAAGGCATTATAACAGCCTTGACTACAGAAATAAGAATAGAAGTTTCTCCTCTCTCCACTATTCCATTGAGTCTGTGGAACCTTACGAGTTCTTAGAACCTTGCTACCCTTGACACCACGCAATCTATCTTGTGTATCATTGGTATGGCAACTTGGTCCATGGCACCAGACAAAATTACTCATGAGTTATCTCCCTCGGTTATCTCAATATATTCACTTGCTGTTAGTTCATGGCTTTTGCCCTCGGTCATTTGAAATCTAGCCAAGATTTTGGCATGGCTTTCTATTGCAGTTTCTAGAGTCTTGATTCTATCTTCCAGGAACTTGATCTTCTGTCGCTCGTATCTCTCAGCTTTGTTCTGGTCATGCAGTTCAAAGTGTTCATCATTTAATTGTGTCATCTGCTATCCCCCCATAATCTTAACCCTATTAGAATAACTATAAATCCAAAGAATGATAGTTCATATATTAATTGTTCTGTCATTATTTTTTCTCCTGTGTTTTTAAAATTGCGTCTATAAAATGTTGGTTCTCGGCAATCTTTCTATCTATTTCTCTTTCTTGCATTTCACAAACTATGAAACCTAAAAAGCCAAATACTATTAAACCTACTCCGATATACATTACTAAATTGTAGTCCATTAAAACCTCACAGTCCAACTGCCTTTAGCAGTTCTGTAAGATTGTGCGTCCATATCAAAGTATGTGATTAAACTATCTCCAACTTTGCTAGTCCAATATCTACAAAGTTCTGTCCACTTTGCATTTCTTGTGATGTGCTTACCATGTTTCTTTGCATAGTATGTGATCTTAAATTGTTTGTTTAGTTCCATGTTATTTCTCCTGTATGTTATTAAGGGAAGAATATCCTATATTCTCCCCATTGTCAACTGTTTAATTTACTGTTGCTTGTTGCATTACTGCTCTAGCAATAGCAATTTTTTCCTCTCTCGTTTGCTCTACTGTATCTGTTAAAAGATCAGCTAGATTTGTCGGACTATAAACAGACAAAGCCATTGATGAACTCTCGTTCAGTATGCCCTCATTCAATACAACACCAAGTTTGTCAGCAAGTAATTTAGCTTGGTCAAAGTATCTATAAGATTTTAAACCAAGTTTTAGTTTTTCCATCTTACCATTGATGTGTTCATACAGTTGTTGATGTGCCATGATAACTTGTTCTCTCAAACTGTTATACATTTTAAACATCTCAAATGTTTCTTGGTCTACTGCAAACATTCTACTATGACAATAAGATGAACCGATCGTTGTAAGTTGGAAATCTTTTTCCCACTCATCTTTGTATGACAATGTAGTTTTATTATCGTTGCTACTATTCTCATGCCCTGTAAATTTATTTACTTGGCTTTCCATAGTATAATAGCTTGGACTACGTTTGTCGTAATTGCCATTGATTGCAACGTGAAAGTCTGGGTTAAGATTTTTTGCTTTAATCTCATCTCTATAATAAGACCTTGCAAATTCTTCTTCTAACTCAAACTTGACGTGTTCTTCATCAACAAGTTTTCTAGTGTGTCCATCACTATCAGTTTCACTTCTTTCTGGTGCAGTAAAGTAAAAGCAGTTGTC